TATTCTCTTCCGAGAAAACGGTTCGGATTTGACTTTGTTGATCTTGGGTGGAAAACCAAATGGGATAAAGACGATTTCAGGTTTGAATGGAATCCGATGATCTCGTTTGTATTTTGGAAATGGCAGGTTGTATTGTCCTTTGTTCCTGATAATATGGATACATATTGGGAAGCTTGGCTTTATTATGAACTCAGGACCGACAAGACCAAATCCAAGATGGAAAGACTATCTCAATGCCGAGTTAAATTCCCGATTACCAACACGACATACAATGGAAATAAAAAATATGTTATTGATTGGTATGATTTTATCTTGAAGGAAAAATACCTTATTGATCATGAGTATAGTCGCATTTTCAAAAACTCGAAAAAATAAAACTTATAAATATGAGCAGTTGGAATCATAGGGTATTGGCCCAAAAAGAAGGAGATGGGATTTACTTTCAGATCCACGAAGTATATTATGACAAAGAAGGAAAACCTGATGGGTTTACCAAAGAGGGAATTAGTGTTGGTGGAGATAGTTTGGAAAGTCTGAGTTGGGTTTTGGAACGGATGAAAGAATGTCTTGACAAACCTGTATTATCCTATAGTGATTTTCCGAATGAATTTAATAGTGAAAAAAAATGAAACAAAGAACCGCAATGCAAACCTTGATTCATGAGATAAGCAAATCTCCAATCTCAAATCTGTCTATTTTAAATCTGATTGAAGATTTGCAACTGCTTGAGATGGAAAAGGAGCAGATTATGGATGCTTACGATGCCTATGCCGGATTTGCGGTATGGGGACTTCCAACTGCAGAGAACTACTACAACGAAACCTTTACTACCGACGAGAAATGAAAATTTATGTTGTAACTGCTCACAATGTATATCAGGGAAACCAACACTCTTATGTGGTCGGGGTATATGATAATTTTGAGGATGCTAAAAAATCAATCGATATCGAAGAAATGAATAGAGGTGGGAAGTATGAATGTAGGATCAATGATTTTACACTCAATACTATACCTGAAGAACTAACTAGTGATTAAGATGAATAAGAACTCAGAAAGATACAGGCTTATACTCCACGAGAATTTCAACGATAAAGGTGTGATTGACAATAAGTATTACACAATCCAAAAGAGAAAAAATATTTTGGGGTTTTCTTATTGGAAAGACATCAAATCTCAAAAAATAATTAGAGGTAAATTTTTTGAATTTAAAACAACGTTTATGTCGTTGAAAGATGCTCAAAAATTTATTGATGATGTTTTGTCTCGTGATGTTCCAAGAGATAAAACATTGAAAACGATTATCTATAATAAAACTAAAAAAAATTAAATATGTCTGAAGTTAATCATAGTTTATATGAAATATTGCATGATTTATTTCTCGATGCTTATGAGTTGGGTGTAGTTGCAAAGGATATGAATGAAATAGATTATATAAATTTTCGTAAAGAATCTATCAACAAATCAATTCAAGAAATAAATAATACTTTAAATAAATAAAAAACAAAATATGAGAGCAACTCTGAAGTTTGATTTACCAGAAGATGATCGTGATTTCCGAATGGCAACCACAGGTAATTCGATGCATACTGTTTTACGGGAAATGGATGTATGGTTGAGGAGTAAAACAAAATATGCACCCGATTCCACGAGTCAGGATACAATTGATGCGTATGAACGTAGTAGAGAAAGACTTTACCAACTATTGGATCAATATAATATAGATTTAGAATGAAAAGAATCTATTTAGACGACATCAGAACACCGAAACCTGAAACGGGTGATTGGGTCGTTGTTAGAAACTATGATGAGTTTGTAAAGGCTGTAACTTTGATTGGTTTACGGAACATCAGTTTGATATCTTTAGATCATGATTTGGATGAATCGGCTATGAAAGAATGGCATAATAGTGTTTATCACAACTACACTTTAGATTATAATAACATTACCGAGAAAACAGGGATGGATTGTACCAAATGGTTGGTTGAACAATGGTTGAATGGAGAACCTGTAGTACAGGTAATGATCCATTCAGCCAATGCTGTTGGTGGTGATAACATGATGGGATTTATTAACAACTACAAACATATTCATCGTTTACCTCAGGACTGTAATAGGTGGGTAGTACCTCATGATATGGAAACAATAATTGAAAATAATATGAATAATTTAGATAAACAATATCAAACACTCCTTCAAGACATTCTTGATAATGGAGTGGAGAAAAAAGACCGTACAGGAACAGGAACCATCTCAGTTTTTGGTAGACAGATCCGTCATAAGATGAGTGATGGATTTCCACTTCTCACAACCAAGAAGATGGCATTCAAAACTATGGTAACTGAGTTGTTATGGTTTTTGAGAGGTGATACTAATATCAAATATCTTGTTGACAATAATTGTCATATTTGGGATGGTGATGCTTACAAAAACTATACAAAGTCATTTCTTGGTTATGAAGATATACCATCTCAAGAATGGTTTATAAATGAAATCAAAAGCAACACAGAATTTGCTAAACGATTTGGTGAACTCGGGCCCGTGTATGGTAAGCAATGGAGAAGGTGGGAAATAAACGAACCTAAAAATATAGTAAAAACAGAAAATGTTACTTGGCCATACGAACCAAACCCACATACATATCAACAAAGAGTTGGTTCATTTAAGATAACACAGATAGACCAAATCGCAAACCTAATCAACGGTCTGAAAACAAATCCAGACTCAAGACGATTAATGGTTAATGCTTGGAATGTAGGTGAATTAGATCAAATGGTTCTTCCACCTTGTCATTATGGATTTCAAGTTTATACAAGAGAATTAAGTTTGAATGAGAAATGGGAACAATATACTAAATCAGGACTAAATATAGAAATAAATGGAACACTATTAGAATTAAAACATATGGGAACTCCATTCTATCCTAAATTATTACCAACACGAGCAATCTCTCTAATGTGGAATCAAAGGTCATGTGATGTTCCTCTCGGAATCCCAATGAACATCAGTTCATACGCACTCCTTTTAATGATGATTGCGGATGAGGTAAACATGGTTCCCGATGAATTAATTGGTAACTTGGGGGATTGTCACATTTATTTAAACCAAATTGAAGGTGTTAAAGAACAAATTGGTAGAGAACCTTACCCATTACCAAAAGTATCTGTCAGAAATGGTATCCATTGTTCATCTGTTAATGATGTCATTTTAGAAAACTATCAGTCGCACCCAAAAATATATTTCCCATTATCCAATTAACAATGATCTTAGTTTGGTTTTTTCTTATCCTTTATGGACTTGTTCTCTTGTTCAGGTTCATGGACTTTATTACCTCACCCATCTATATAATTCATGGGATGTTTAATAAAAGTAGGTTGGTCAGACAAGATGCTTTTAAAGGTTCATTTAGACTGATGAAAGGTATTTTATGGATTTCAATTCCGATTCTTATCTTTTACTATGATTTCAACAGTAGCAACAAAGAAATGAACTGGTTTGAGTTTTTGTTGTTTATCATTGCTCTTGTGATTTTTTTATACCCCTCCCGTTTGGAGCCAATGATTTTCAGGTTCTTGAGTATGTTTTATAGTTATGAGGAGATGTTGAATGGGGTTAATAGTATGAAAATAGGAAGCGGTAGTGAGGACAAAAGTATCATCAGAAAATATGAGATATTGGAAAAACTCAAACCAAAAGTTTGAGTTTTCATTTTTTTTACTTTATTATTAAGAACAATGAATGAATATATTAATCAAATAGTTTGTGACAACAGCGTTCATTTTATGAGAAATATAATGAATGAGAATTCGATTGATCTTATTATTACCAGTCCACCATACGGCGTTGGTATTGATTATGACAGTTGGGATGATGATGAGGAGTTTGAGGATTACAAAAACTTTTCAAGGGAATGGTTGACCGAGGCTTACAGGGTTTTAAAATCTGATGGTAGAATTTGTTTGAATATCCCATATGAAATCAATAGACAGAAGAAGGGTGGAAGGATCTTTTTCGCCTCTGAGATGTGGCAAATTATGAAAGAAATCGGATTTGGTTTCTTCGGTGTTGTGGATTTGGAAGAATCTTCACCCCACCGTTCAAAGACAACCGCATGGGGATCTTGGATGAGCCCTTCTTCACCTTATATCTATAACCCCAAAGAGTGTGTTATTCTTGCATATAAATCTAAACACAAGAAGGTTGTAAAGGGAACACCACAATGGGACTTTCAAAATCAGATGGTGGAAGATCCCAAGACGGGAACCCCAAGAGAAAAAAAGGTCTATGATGAAAAAGACAAGAGGGACTTCATCGAACTTGTCTATGGTCAATGGAACTATTTTGCTGACACCCGATCTCTAACCAAGGCCACTTTCTCTTTGGATATTCCGTGGAAGGCAATTAAGATTCTTTCATATAAGGAAGATATCATCTTTGATCCTTTCAATGGGTCGGGAACCACATGTTTGGCGGCGGAAAAACTTGGGAGAAAATGGATCGGATGTGACATCAGTGAAAAGTATTGCGAAGTTGCAAGAAAAAGAATTAAAGAATACCAAATCGAACGGGACTCAAATCGAACTCTCTTTTGTGAAGAAATAAAAACAGGAAGATTTTTAGACATATGATTAAACGATATAATTGTTTTTCGGAAGACCTTTATCAATACGCTCTATCCGAAGGTGTTGAACAAACCAAAGACGGAATTTTACATTTTCCGACTGGTAAATTTACAGGACGATCCCCCAAAGATCGATATTTCTGTGAAGGTGAATATGTAAATCGAGTTGTGGATACAACAAGAGAAATCAACCAAGTAATTTCAAGAAGAACTTTCAAATACTTGAAATCTATGATGGAAGATTATCTCAAAAACGCACCCACCACTTATAAAACCTCAAGAGCTCTTTGTCATAACGAGAAATACCTTTCTTTGTTTGAATTGAACACGACCTATGCTTGGGCGAATTTGTTTTTCAACAACATGACCAACAACTCGGTTCAATACTTCAGACAACCCAAAGATTATTTTACAAGTTGGAAAATCCTTCATGCTCCCGACTTTGCGGCTCCCTTCGATGAAGAGATCAAAAACTCAAATTTTGTCATTATCGATTTCGAAGACAAGACCATTTTGATTGGAGGGACCAGTTATACAGGTGAAATCAAGAAAAGTATCTTTACAGTTCTTAATACGATTTTAATCGATGAAGGTGTTCTTCCTATGCATTGTTCAGCAAATGCCAATACCAAAAAAGGAAAAGGTGTAAATCTTTTCTTCGGACTTTCAGGAACTGGTAAGACAACCCTTTCTTCGGATCCTGATAAGTTCTTTATCGGAGATGATGAACATGGTTGGTTCGATAATGAGGTATTCAATTTTGAAGGAGGGTGTTACGCGAAACTAATCAATCTCAAACAAGAAAACGAACCCATCATTTGGGAAGCCCTTCATTCTGAATCAAGATTTACGAATGTTAATACCACCTTGATGGAAAACATTGTTGTTGATGAAGAAGGAACACCTGACTTCTCTGACGCTTCTATCACCGAAAATATCCGAGCATCATATCCGTTGGATCAAATCCCCGAAGAATATATGGTTGAAGAAGTGGGTCAAGGAAAAAAAGTTGAAAACATATTCTTTTTATCTTTTGATGCATTTGGTGTCTTACCTCCGATTTCAAAACTTGATCTTGAAGATGCTGCTCGGTTTTTTAAGATGGGATATACTTCCAAAGTGGCGGGAACGGAAGTTGGAATTACCGAACCAACCGTTGTTTTCTCCACCTGTTTTGGATCTCCCTTCCTTCCACGAAAGGTGGATGATTATGTTGATCTGTTTAAGAAAAAGGTTAAAGAGTCGGGATGTAATGTGTGGTTGGTTAATACAGGATTCGATGAAAACCTTAAAAGATATCCGATTGATATTACAAGAAAGGTAATCAACGGAGTTATTAACGGAAGGTATTCCCAACAGGTATTTGACTTCAACGGACTTAAAATTCCGAACCGAATTGAAGACCTTGACCTTCACACCCTAAGACCTGATGTGGAACAAGAACGAGTGGATAAATTATTCGAACTCTTTCAAGAACAAAATTAACCCCTCTTAACGAGGGGTTTTTTTATTTTGATTGTATTTATCAATAAAATATAATCTTATGGCAAGAATTACATCAGATCCTGAAGAACAGGAAAGAATTTTAAAATTACATTTGGAAGCAACCAAAAGACATTACTTAAAAGAACAAGCACCTGACTTTGAAGAAAAGAAAGCAATTCAATGTTTTTTGAATAAAGTTGTTAAAGCTGGTCTTAAAGTTGATGGGATGCATGGAAAGGCAACAGAAGATGCTATTACCAAATATCAATCTATGAGAAAGGTATATCCAGCTGACGGGGTTTGGGGACCTGAAACACAAAAAGCGATGACAAAATCTGATAGATTGACTATGGAGGAATGTGCAAGAGAACACGGAACCATCATTGATAAAATATTGAAGTTTATTGGAATCGGATGAAATTTAAATTAACAGAATCGGAGAGAGAAAGAATCAAGGATCTTTACGGGATTCAAGAACAACAATGGTTAACACATTACTTTGATAAAATAAGTGATTATTTGGGGTATGGTGATTCGGACGAAAAACCTACCACAACCTCATCACCATCACCTACTTCGTATTCTACACCCCTTCCAGAATCTTTAGTAAATCATATAAAAAAATATGAAGAATTTGTTCCATTTGCTTATTACGATGGAACATATCCACCTGAACCTGCTAAACAGGACAAGTCTAAAAAAGGAACTTTAACAATAGGATACGGAACAACTGATCCGAGATATGCCGTCGAAGGAAAAACTATTACGGAAAAAGTAGCAGGTGATTTGTTGAAAAATCATTTGAATGACGAATGTAAAACTTGTGTTGGAAGATGGAAAAAAGACAACAACATCAAAACCTTAGATAAAAATATTGTATTGTCTTTGATGGATATGATTTATGTTAATGGATGTTCAGGTTTTAGAAGATCCGAAGTTGCAACCAAATTGGAAAAGGGAGATTATAAAGGTGCGATGAATGCGATCAAAAATGGGAATTGGGGGAACCCAGAAAGGAGAAACGACAATATAAATAAATTTTTCTGTAAATCAGGATTGTGCAAATGAAAAAGTTAATCAACGAGGGGGGTTTAAGAGATATTAAAGCATTGGCAAAAAGATATCCAAAGGCTAAGATATATTTCCACCAAGACTTGGATGGAGTTACAACAGCATTGGCTATGAGAGACTATCTCCGAGCAAACGGAATCGATGTTGTTGATACCGAAATCATTCAATACGGTGATAGAGAATTTGCTGTTAAGAAATTGGATGCTCAAGGTGACACAATGCCAGTTCTCGTTGATTTTGCACATGGAAAACCCATGTTCACGATTCATACAGACCACCATGACAGACAAGCAGGTGCTGAAGACACAAAATCGAAATCATTCAGATCAGCAAGATCAAATGTTGAAACAATATCACAAGTTGTTTCACCAAAAGATATTTTTACATCAGAAGATATTAAATTAATTTCTACTGTCGATTCAGCAAACTTTAAACCCTATGGTATTCAACCAAAGGATGTTATGAACTATATCTTGAAATTAGATAAAGAAGGTACTTTGGAAAAGAATAAAATGGCTCTAGGACTTTTGACCAACAAACTTATGTTGGCCTACAAAAACAAACCTGGCTTCATGGAAGAATTGGTTATGAGATCTTCACCATCTCTTTTGAATATTTACCAAAATATTAAAAAGATTGCAAAAAACAAAAATTATGCAACCCCCGAAGAGATGATGAGAAACCAAGAAACATATGTTCAACAACAAAAAAACTCACCAAATGTTGTATTTGAAGATGGAATCATCAAACAATATGGAGGTGGATCATTGTTTAAACCAGGTTCTTATGACAGATACACTCCGTTTGAAAATTATCCTGATGCGAACTTTTTGATTATTGCTTGGCCGATGGGATTGGTTCAAGCAAGTTGTAACCCATTTAAAGAAGACCGAGCATTGAAAGGGATTGACCTTGGTGAAATAAAAGACGAGATTTTAGCAGAGAACATGGATTGGATGAAAAAAGAGATGGTCCCCCTTTCCACACTCAAATGGATTTCAGAAACTTCAGCCGGACCCGAAAGTGTTGGATTCACTTCTTCAGACTTGAAAGCTTTTTATATGGACAAAGTTCAAACAGGAAATGAAGAATATATTTCTCGTCTTGATGGAATTATGGACAAGAAATTCAAGGAATTAACAGATGAAGAACTTATGATTTTGGATTCATTTGCAATTCCTTTCTATGATCTTGTTGTTGAAAACTCTGGTGGTCACAAGTGTATTACAAATCTTTCAGGATTGAACTATTTGAGAAGATCCAAAAGACCACCACAAGAATCATATAGAAGAGAACCAGGAACTGAATCCAAATTTGTTCAAGGAGTTAAATTCTTCCAAGAACAGTTCTTCAACAAACTTAAAGAAAGGGTTCAGAATTCAGAACAACCTTCAGAGGACTAATCTTGAATTATTTCAAAGGGATCACCTTCTTTTATTTTGTGATCCTCACAGTATCCACCAGGTACTTCTAAAACTATATTTCCAATCCCTTTGTATTTTTCACAATCGTCTAAATAACAGGGAGGACAATCGTAGTGTATTTTATTTACCTTGTTTTTATTAATAAAGATAATATCCAAAGGTATTACACAATCTTTCATCCAAAAGGAATGAGAAAGGGTGTTCATTAAAAAAACCATTGATTCAAAATCCTCAAAAGTTTTGTTCATCATACCTTCTTCTATTTGTGGTTGAGTTGCACAAACCTTAGCCGTTAAGACATCATCCTTCAATTTTACTTTTGTAATCATATTGATAAATATATGTCTTTTGTGTTCAAAAATGTATAAGTCTTGATTTAATCGGTATTTCATGTTAAACTTATCTCTACATCAATCATCTAAACAATGAGAAGATCAGCCGGAATACTCGTAAAAAATGGAAATGAAGTCCTACTTTGTAAAAGAAGTGACGACTGTAAAACCTTCGCAGGACATTGGTCTATACCTGGTGGTGGAATAGAAAAGAACGAATCAAGTCAAAGTGCTGCAATCAGGGAATTCCTTGAAGAAACAAACGCATATATCAATGAACCAATGATTTTAGTTGGAACTTCAGTTGATGAAAAAACTTCTCACAAAATGGATGTATTTTTAGTTGATATTGATAGAAGAATTCCCGTATCTTTACAAGACGCAAGAGATGGATTTGAGCATACAGAATGTAGATATTTCCAAATGGACGATTTACCCACACCTATGCCGAATGGTCTTAAACAAATAATTAATAACCTTTAAAAACAAAAAAAATGGCAGTAACAACAGGAGACAAGGTAAAAGTCCATTATCGTGGAACTTTAACAGAAAATGGACTTGAATTTGATAGTTCATATGGAAGAAATGAAACTTTAGATTTTGAAGTCGGAAGTGGTCAAATGATTCAAGGATTTGATAAAGCTCTCATCGGAATGGAAAAGGGTGATGTAAAAGAAATTACAATCCCCGCCGCTGAAGCATATGGTGAATCCCGAGAAGAAGCGATTCAAAATGTACCTAAAACCAATTTCCCACCCAACTTCGATGGTAAGGTAGGATCCATGGTTCAAGGACAAAATCAGATGGGTCAACCAATTCAGGCTTTGATTGTTGAAGAACAAGATGATTCTTATGTTTTGGATTTCAACCACCCACTTGCAGGAAAAGAACTTAACTTCTCGATTGAACTCGTTGATGTTGAATGAAAAAAATAAACCTTAAACAATAAAAAAATGGAAGTAAGACGAAGACTAGTTGAAGCTCTACGACTGAAGTACAGGGCTGATATGGAACTTGCGGCGGCAACATTACAAGTATATCTTGATCGACCTGCTGGAATCGGAGAACATCCACAGATCTTGGATGAGATGGATAAACTTGTTGAAGAGTATTCGAACGCAAAAGACAAATTGCACTCACTTGAAGATGGAACTTTAATCTAACTATTATGAACAAGGAAAACTTAAGTAAGCTGTGGGAAATAACTAAAAAAGTAATTAATTACGCCTTTCTTTTGATTGTGTTGGGGACGGGGTTTTACATCGGAAAAATGTATTCAGAATACTTTCCTGAGGAAGAACAAGACCATCCCACCTCTTCAAAAGATGTGTCAATAGCGATTGACGATAAAAACCGTATATTTATTATAGATAAGGATTCAGGTGAATACCAGGTCTTGAGTGACTCGGTGGGGGTAACCATTTTCAAAATGTATGCCTCACGCATCTATAACACACAACCGAAGTAAAACAATGGAAAGAGTAAAATTCATAACCGTCTCAATTATTTTTTTAGTTGCGGCAACTATATTTGACCATCAAAAGATCAAGTCTGACAACAATCAAATGAATGTTGAAACGGCATCAATTTTACCAAACACAGAACCCCCCTGTATTCAGATGTATTATTATATAGAAAAATATTCCAAGAAATACAACATACCTAGAAAATACGCTTATGGGATAGCATACAAAGAAACTGGATACAGGGGACCCTTCCATTGGCATTACAATCATAGACTCACAAGTTCTGCAGGTGCGCTTGGACCAATGCAAATTATGCCAACCACAGCAACTCACATCAATGGACAAAGGGTTTCAAATGAAAAACTAAAAACCGATATTGAATACAATGTTGAAACTTCTATGAAACTTCTCAAGACTCTAAAAGAAAAATACGGAAGTTGGGAAGTTGCTTTTGGAGCTTACAACACAGGACGACCGATGGTGAATCAATATGCCCACGATGTATATCGATTCGAACCGAACTGGTAATTAACAAACCCCTCACCAACGAGGGGTTTTTTCTTGAATAAAATTTGACATAAATAAAATTAAAATATATAATTAGACATCTTTAAACAATATGAAAGTAAAATTAGAATACATTTGGTTGGATGGTTATGAACCCGAGCCCAACCTCAGAAGTAAAGTTAAGGTAATTGAATCTCCATTACACAGAAGTGGAGGAAAAAAAGTAGAAATGGTCATGTTGGAAGACTGCCCTGATTGGTCATTCGATGGATCTTCAACACATCAAGCGGAAGGTAGTTTCTCTGATTGTGTATTGAAACCCGTTCGTCTTTATCTAAACCCTTTGAATAGAGGTGTGATCCCCTCTTATTTTGTCTTGTGTGAAGTTTATCTACCCGATGGAACTCCACACCCCACAAACACTCGATCGTTGATTGGCGAGGAACAAGAAGATCTTTGGTTTGGATTCGAACAAGAATACACCCTTGTAAAAGATGGACGACCACTTGGATTTCCAAACAATGGATATCCTGAACCACAAGGAAAATATTACTGTGGTGTTGGAAATGGTCAGGTTAATGGACGAACTTTTGTTGATGAACATATGGAGATGTGTATCTTGGCAGGAATCGAAATCACTGGAACAAACGCTGAGGTTATGCTTGGACAATGGGAATATCAGGTTTTTAGTGAGGGAAAGAAAAAGGCGGGAGACGATCTTTGGATCACTCGTTACATTCTTGAACAGATGTCTGAAAATTATGGTTTCGAAATCGAACTTCACCCCAAACCTGTTCAAGGGGATTGGAATGGGTCAGGACTTCATTGTAACTTCTCAAATCATAAAATGAGAGAGGTGGGTGGTAAGGAATATTTCGAAGGAATCTTCAAACAATTTGAAGATCGTCATGAACTCCATATTGAAAATTATGGATCGGACAATAATCTTCGTTTGACTGGTCGTCATGAAACACAACATATCTCTAAATTCAGTTGGGGTATTTCCAATCGTGGGGCATCGATTCGAGTTCCTTTGAATACGGCAAAAGACAATTGGAAAGGTGGATATGTTGAAGATCGCAGACCGGCATCTCACGCTGATCCATACAAAATTGTTAAAGTAATTTCTGATTCTTTGAATTTAGCAGAATAAACTACTTGACAAAATAAAAAAAAGTTCATACATTTGTTATTCAAACCAAACGAGGTTAGGGTTTTTTCTGAAAAACGATATATTTATATATCACAGAAAAAAATTGGGGATTTGCTTGACAAAATCACAAAAAAGTTTTAGTTTTGTCTCCTGTAACTTAAGTTCTTTGATTGTTTAACAGTTGGCGGCTTGGCGTCGTTAGATAAACTCGGTGACGAGAATAAAGGGTTGGAATTCAGATTTAGCAATCTGATGAGATGACCGCAGAACACAAGATGTTCTGACAACCAAGCAAATTACCTACAATAGGAACCCTGAGGGCAACTGCTGAGGGGGTTCTATTATCCTGAGTCCGTGGAGTATCAGGATTGAGGTGGTGACACCAATAGGAAAAGGTAAAGATGACGGTTCGAAACAACCTGCCAGTTGTAAGAGAGCTGAGCATCAGTCTGAGGGGTATCCGATGTAGAGAGAATCTGACGATATCCTGAAAGGCCGTGAGTGGCAGACTCACAGAGAGTAGTGTGGTATTCTGTATTCAAAAGATATGGAGTCACACCGACAGCACTACTTTCCAAATCCACATTTGCTAGATAATTCAATATTATAAGCAAAAGTCTGTCGGCGTTGAAAACGAAAGGTGTCTAAAACTTTGAACCGTGATGGTTAACAAAGTCTATGACAAGACCGCAAGTCTTTCGTAGTTGATCGTGAAAGTTCTAGTAGGAAGGCCAACCTTTAGTGAGATGTAATTCTCAATAGAAACAAGTATCGGTTGAGTAGTTCTCAACGAGACGAGTGGTTACCGATAGTAACCGACACTGATCCGATACCACGGGCAATCGTGGTGGACAAGTTGGCAACCTGTCATGGGGTACACCAACAAAAGACGGATCATCCGAACGTGTAGTCTCAGCGTAAATTTAACGAATCCCCAAAACCTTAACCAACTACGGTTAAGGTTTTTTTTGCCCATTTGACAAACAAACAATTTAGCATTATATTTATTAGTAGTTAAAACATTGTGAAAAATGAACCATTTAACTGATGACGACGACGATCTCACATTTTTGTGGGGTGAAAGTAAGAAAGTTAAAAAACCCAAGAAAAGTGTTAAACCAACTGACGGATTTTGGGAAGACGAGTATTACGACGCTGATCAGAAGAAAGGAAGAGGTAAGAAAAAGTTTTGAAGTCTGAGATTTAATTTGTATCTTTGTATCAAACAAAGAAACAATGACTCAGAAGACTATTTCAATCCTCCATCCTGTTCTCGGACAACTCCTCAAGGAGAACTTCGCTGACGACGTTCAGTTCAAGTTGTTCTTGAAATCCGTCAACGGATGCCTTTCAAACGATCGTGACCTCACATTCTATGATGGAAATCATTTCCTCCTTCACGTCCCCTTCACTGTACTGAAAGGGTCAATCATTACTACTCATGTTGAAATTATTTCCGCAAGTAAGGTTTTGATCGAGTCAGCGTTAGAAAAGAACCACTGAGCGTAGGAACAAGGTGGAGTGCCAAACGGCCCTGAAAGTGTCACAGAAATGTGGCACTTTTTCTATTTGGGGTATATTTATAATCAAACATTTTACCATGGCAAAGTTCGTAATCACGCAAAAACAGTTAGACTTTTTAGTTGAAAATCTTAAGAATAAAACAATCACTGAAGACGCCGATGGAAGTTACATGGCGAAACAACAGTTATTCGTAATTGCAACTATGGCTTATAAGATGTGGGAAATGTTGGATGACAACGCTCAACTTGAAGATTGGATGGAGAGTAAAATAGCTCAGTGTGAACAGAGTGTAAGTTCAGTTGTCAAGGCGTACCTTTATGATGAATTCGATGCTGAATTAAAAGGTATGGATACTTTGAACTATGATGATCTTGTGATTGGGAAGTAATCAGTAAATATACATATATTCTTCTTCCTGTTTCGATTCTTGTTCATAAACATCCAAAATAAATCTAATGGTATTCTCATTTGGGTTAATAACGAACCTACCACTAGAACCCTCATTGATCTCCCAACCCATTGCTGTATCTTCCAAAATCCCGTACAAAATTTCCTCAACATCCGTAGGTAATTCAATTAGGGCACATTCAAGATACCCACTGTCACCACCCCCAATTATTTCCACGTCAAAAGCTCGTTGATTATCTAGTTTGGAATATAACGCGTTCCAAAATAATTCCTTCTCTTTACCGCTTAATTCGATTTCTTGATCATATGATTCAGAAACCACAGTTTCGTAGTAAATTCCATAAATAGATAATTTTCTCGAAACAGAATCTATAATCATTTCGTAATGGGAATATTCCGAATCACCTGGAGATTCACTACCTATCTCATTACCGAGTAACCCATCAAAAAATAATTCTAAATCTCTACTAAAAGGTATTGGGGTGTTCAAACTACCAATTTTACCATTCAAACAATAAACATTATCCCCCGAATTCATAAGATTTCCCGATTCATCAAAATCTATTTCAAATTCTGTACAGTTATTACTTAATTTCACAAATTTACCTAATGTTTCTAATATTTTTATTAATTTCTTTTCCATATTCATAAATATAGGTTAATCTACAAATTCTAACTTCATAGTTTTTGTCATCCATAATGGTTTATCACCCGACTTAAATGCACTAATCCAATCTTTAGCTGAAGGAACTAAGTTATTACAATCCTCTCTCACATGTTGTTCACCCACATAACGAGTAAAAACTTCTTTACCATCAGAATTTATAAAAGATACTCCGAATATTTTCTCACATTCAAAAATACCCTCTGAATGATGACGAAATACTCTATGATCAGAATGACCAATCCAAGCTTTGGTCTCATCGAACCAATTGTGTATGTTAATATAGTCTTCTTCTTTTCCTCCGAACTTTTTAACTGATGATTTTGAATGAATAACAGGATGTGCCATTTGATTTATATCTTTTTTTTAAATATAATTATGGGTAATTGAATGTAAAATGATTGGATATGCTGACATAATTGTTGATCTCCAAGCGGGGGATACTGGTAAGGGTAAAGTTGCACATGCATTGGCAAAGAGTGGTAATTACACCCATG